GTCAAACGATCTATGGGTTCATCCCTTTCGGGCACGGCACCAAGCTGTAGTGCCAGGACTCGAACCTGGAACCAATGGATTAACAATCCACCACTCTACCATTGAGCTACACTACAATTCGTAGGACCAACCTGGGCCTTCGATCAGGACCGAAGTAATGGGTTGCGAGACGAGCACAACGTCTCTGAAACGCACCGAGAAGGACTGCCCTTTGATGATCTCTCCAGGAGACCCATGCTTTGTCGCAGGGTCACAAGACTCGACGAACACGCCTAGAACGGGCGCAGGCTTCGAGGCGAACCTGGGGTCAGTCCCTACAACTTCGACTTCAAGTCTCTTTGGATTCTTTAGCTTCAATGACCAGACCCCGCCTTCCGTTTCAATCAGGAATCGGGTGCCCGCCATAAGCCGTGCAATCTCGACCTTTGGCATAATGGTATCCACTGACACCATTATACCCAGACCGTAACTATTTGCCCAGGTCGGTGTTCTCAATCTGGGCCACCCTGAATAGGGGTGCTATCTTCTCGAAGTCTTTCTGAAATTCTTCTTGGGTAATCATTCCGGCGCACATTGCCATCGCCCTAGGCACAAGACCAATGATACTTGCGTCCAGATGCTTCACGATCCATTTGCAGACTTCGGCCTGACTAAGTGGCCGGGCATAACGGCGTCGTAGCTTCTCGGGCAACTTGTCATTGTCGATCATCCCCTTAGTCGGGTCAATGGCCCTGACCAGTTGCTTCACGACTTTGGCACGCTCACTCTTTTTAGTTTTCCATAATTTGTCCAGAGTATGTTTCGGCAATCGGCCAGAGGCATACATCTCTTGGACATAGGACGGAAGTGTGAGTAGCCGGAGACGCATCTGAATCCAGCGAACGGATTGGTCAATTCGACGGGCGCACTCACGCAGCGAAATCTGCTTGATCGTGCCAAGGTCCGGGTAAACCTGAGTGAGGAACTTTGCTTCCTCCACCATGTTCAAATCTGACCGAAGAAGATTCTCGGTGTAATTCAGGATATGGGCTTCCTCTTCGGTAAGCCCTATACGAATATCACACCAGATCATCTTCCAACCAAGCAGCTTGGCTGCCCGGTAACGGCGGTGTCCGGCGATGAGCTTGAACTTCTTGCCCCACGGTTGCACGAGTATAGGGTGGATCAAACCTGCTTTGTCCATTGCCTCAGAAAGTGTAGCGACATTCTGGACAGTCAGGTTCTTTCGACAATTGAAGTCGGGATCGTAGATCAAGGAACTCATTGCCAGTTCCTTGAACTCTCGTTTACTCTTCATCGTCTTCATCGTCTTCATCGTCTTCTTCAGACGGCTCATCCCAGTCATGCACTTCATCCCAAGCGTTCAGGCGTTCATCGCCTCGGTATTCTTCGTACTCCGGCTCGAAGTCTTCGTCATCATTGTCTTCGTACATCTGCTCGAACTTGGAATAATCCATTTCCTTTAGATGCATCCAACCGGGCCAATCCGGCATGATATGCAGTGATGGCGTTTTCCAATCCTGCCCGTATTTCTTGATCGTTTCACTGAGACCCATCACTAAGGACTCACGATCATTCTCCGCCTGACACCATTCCCCCTCACAGAAGATATGGAATTGTCGATCCTCGTACCTCACTTCAATGGGGCTAAAAGGATAAAGTAAATCGGAGAACTCAGCGATCATCGTGTTCGCAAACTTCAGGGTGTAACTAGGCTTATCAGCGTTCATTTGACCAACGAGATGGAAATGTTTGGGCGGAGAATCATTTCGGCATCCTTCTCCGCAACGAATACGTTCAGGTAGAAACCTGCATCCTCGATTTGTATTAGGACATTCCGCAACTTTTCCCACAGTTCCCTCTGGTGGCTGTAGTCGATGCGATGCAGAATCTCCCGGACCATCGGAGTGTCAGGTAGGGGGTAATAGCTCCAACCGTAGTAGCACGATTTCCGCAGAGGATGTCCTTCCGGCAGATCAGGTTTAACATCCACCCTAGTCGCCCAAGACATCAGGGTTTTCAAGTCCCGTTCATGCCGAACGGAAGCTCCATCAGGGAGCCAACAAATCTTCCGGCGAATCTTCTCGCCGGGTTTGACCCATTCCTCGATCCAGGCTACAGTACCTTGTTCCATTGGATCGTAGGACAATTCAATGTTCCGCTCATTACACTCTTTGTAATCCGGCGGTGCTGGCGACTTATACTGAGTATCCATAAGTTTCCTTGTTCTTTAGATACGCCCGAACACGTTCCACATCTTCCAGGTCGTAGTATTCTCGATAGTCCTGCTTTCCGGCAGTCTTACCCACGACCGGTAACGTGCCTATCTGCAACCCGAATCGTTTCAGGATGGTGTTCAAATCCGGCTCCAGGTTCTCGTATCTAGCAATCCGGTTCGAGACCGGGGCATGTTGAAATACGAGCGAGTCCAATTGACCATCCGTGGTCTGATGCTCGATGAACTTCTTGAAACCACCCCTGTGGAACGATGTCAGGTGGAAGTATCGAGTCACCAGCCAGTCCAGCGGATTCCTAATGACGGAGAATACTAGAAACTTTTCGTCCGCCCCAACGCGACCCGTCTCCATGAGACGAGACAAACTATCATGCTGTCCGATTGGCATCGACCCATCGTGCAGCAATAGAGCCTGACTGATTGCCCGAGACGCACAATGAGGTGCGCTCAGAAACAGATAGCCTTTCTCACGATTAAGAACCGCCATAAGCCCTCCCTAAAGCTCGACTTTGTAACGCTTCGGACCTTTCGCTTCATCCTTCGTGCGAAGCTGAACGTCCATTCTCCAGGTGATCCCCTTGCGAGGATTGACACCATGAATCCACTGTTTCGGTTCGCGGTAGCCTGCGAAGCTGTTGTAGGCGTAGCTGTCGGTGCCAATCCACGCACCGTTGACCAACAACTCACCGTCGATGTCCGCCAAGCTGGCAGAGACGTGGTGATGCCCCATGCAATAGTACCGAACTCGCGGGCCACCCTGGGCTGCTCCCAGTGCGATGAGACCCTTCTGACGCCGGACCATCCCGTAGAACGGAATGCCCTGGTGGCCTTTGATGTCGTCGCCGTGGCTCAAGTTGAACCCGACTCCGTTAATGTCGATGTTCACCGAGAACGCATCCGGGATGGCGAACTGGACGTTCTCCATGCCCTTGCAATGCAAGCGAGCGATCTCCGCCACGAGGTAATCCCAGTTGTCGTGGGCACCGTGGAAGTCCTTCTTCACCGACCGGCGACCGTGATTGCCAGGAAGGTAGATGACGTTCACCTGATCGAAGTGCGGAGCCAGATCACGATACATCAGAGCGTGGAGTTGGCCGATGGCAAAGCAGTTGTGAAACTGATTGCGGAAGTACGACCGACTGACATGCCCGTGAATCTCGCCGCTGGTATGGTCGCCATAGGCGAGCACCGTCAGCACCTTGAAGTTGAACCGGGGACTCAGCGTATGCTGAGTCCAGTCCAGGAGAGTATCGACATACGTCTCGGCACGACGGCACGAGATATTGAAGTTGTACTCTTCCAGACCACCGCATTCGCCGGGGACCACGATCTGATCGTGGTGGCCATCCGACAAGTGCATGACGACGTGCTCTTCGATGGTGTCCTTGCGAGGCTTCAGGTCTCGCTCGTGCGGCAGAGCCTTGAAGGGATGAACCTTCTGCTCCATCTCTTTGACCACGGCTTTGAATATGCCGTGCTGCTTGCTGGTGACTCGGGCCGTCTTGCGGGCCAAATCACGCTCTTCACGAAGATGGAGCACTTCAGCCTCCAACTCCACGACACGATCATCCGTGGGGTCATGTTGCTTGATGGGCTTGCGTTGCCCGCCGGCCGTCTTCACAGGCGGCTCGGTGCCCTCTGGCCACGGCACCTTACGATGTCTCCGGCCACGGGCGATGTCAGAGACCGCCCCACGGCTGATCTTGAACTTCTTAGCGATTTCAGGTTGTGACTTGCCATCGACCAGATCGGATTTGATCTGGGCGACTTTGTTTTCGGAGAGCTTCATAGTTTAGTGACGCACGTAGGGGTTGTGAATCCAGAGCGGGCCGCCACCATACGGAGTGGCACCAGGAGCAACCGCTTGGAACTCTCGGGTGTGTAGGTTGTTGAACAGAGACTTCAACATTGGAACCTAATTGAGAGGTACTTCAGGATTCGTTTAATCACGGTTTCGCCCCTCTCAAATAGGCCAAGGTCGGTATTACATCTGTTGCAAAGTAAGCCCCGGACTTTCCCATCTTTGTGGTTGTGATCCACGACTAATTTGTTGCCGAAGTATTTCCTACAAATTAGGCAAAGTCCTTTCTGCTTTCGTCTCATATCGCGGTACGCGATTAGAGTCAATCCGTACCGCCTCTTTAAGTGCAATGCGCGTGAATAATTTCTCTGGCAACCTTTACAGTAAGAAAATAGTCCGTCTTTCCGCCTACGGTCTCTACGAAATTTACTTTCTTCCCGCTTCCGTTTGCATTTCACGCACTTCTTCATACCTCCAGCAGTTCCCCCTCTGGTAACACTTCATTGGCCAGAATCGCTTGAATTTCGCCCAGCGTGAGTAATTCGATTCTGCGATTCTCGGAAATTATCTGTAGGGTATGGTCGTCGGTCGGAAGATGAATCAAGTCCACAATCACGCAGCCCAAATTTTCGTCCATTCCTTTGCGATGGATTCTATCTTCTGCTTGAATTCGATATTCCGGTTTGAAGCTGTTGCTATAGAAAACGGCCATACGAGCTTCGGTTAGGGTCAGACCCATACCCCCGGATTCGGGGTGAGCAACAAACGCCACTCGGGCGTTGCCTCCCATATCGGCCCAGTAGTCCAGAGCATCAACCCCGCTGAGAGTTTCAACCCGGCCGTCCGAATTCGACCTAAAGACCGTGAAGCCACGACCGTCGCATCGAACTACGTCCCACTTCTGGTCCGTGCAGATTTTGACACAACGATCCACAGAGCCGGTGAAACCCGCGAATATCACAACACGACCGGTATCTTCACACTCTTCCAATAGTTCGATGATGGCAGTCTGTTTTGGACACGGAATTTCCTTCGTGACCCTGATATACTTCTTGACTTCCTTATCTCCACCGCAAGCTGGGCACGTTGTCTGCTGCTCCCGCAGACTGGACACAACATCCGGGTCCATCATCTCGATGGATGTATAGCAACGCTCTGGATCATTGGGGTCCACCCATTCCTTGACTTCGCCCATACCTTCACAATGCTCACATGTCCGCATACCATCAGCTTCATCCTGGTACTGGAAGCCATCTGACAACTCCCGAAGCAGGGTTTGTGTCTGCATGGCGTTGGCCTGTGTGCCGGCCAGAGCTTGAGCCACCCGAAGCACCGACTTGCTGGGTTTGCAGACGATCCGACGGTATGTCTTTTCCGGCAGCTTGAGGCAGTCCTTCTTGTGTTTGACGATGACGAGACCTTTGAGGCGCTCGTACATCAAACTGATTTCATTCACGGCAGTATCGAATTTGTGAACATCATCGCTGATATTTCCTTCCTCATCGAGGAAGTCGTGAGCGGGTTCATGCTGACCGCAATGCTTGCACTTGGTCTCATCATCCTTCCAGCCGATACGCTTTGAGAATGTGCCGCTATCATAGGTCTCATCGACCATGAATGCCAGCCGGTGCTCCAGAGCTTTGGGACTGCCTTCCTTTAGGAAACCGGGATAGGCGATTTCGGCCTGCGCCCACCAATCAACTGGTGACTTGGGTGATGGAGTACCGGACATAAGAATCACGTAGCCATCATGGCCGTAGTGAAACCTAATCAAGTCGGCCAGCATTTGAGCGGCCTTGGTGCGGTTGCTCGTGGCCGTCTTTAATCTGGAAGACTCGTCAAAGATCACGCCCATCGGGGGCTTGCGATCCTTCGGCCATTCGTCCATCATTCGAGTCAATGCTTCGTAGGTAAGAAGCTCAACCTCGATGTCCGACGACAGACTCCACTTCTTGAATTCTCGCTTGATGGCCTTCAGAACAGACTTAGGTCCGCAGTAGAACCACTTCTTGATCCCCGACTTCTCCATCAATTCGATGGCTGCCAGCGTCTTACCAGTGCCCATCTCCGCCGCCCAAATTTGGAAGTGGTACGTGAGACCACTATCGGAGAGATCACATTGGTGCGGCATCAATGGCCGCTCGTAGTTATGCTGAATGATGTCTCGGTCGAACCAATCGTAGGGATTCTCACCCTTCAGATACGCAAGCTGAAAGCGATTACGCTGGCAATCAGTGATGGACCAAATCTTGCGTGGCTCGTCATCATATCCATGCCACTTGCTGCCCATCATCGACTTGATCTCGTCCTTCAGCGCAAATGGCGATTGAAGGAATTCTATGCGACCGTCCACGTAATCCAACGTGACGGTGTGCTTCAAGCGGGTGCCCTTGGAAGTCTCGGTGATTAGTTTGCACTTTTCAACAGTCATTTGCGTTTGTCTTCCAGAAGGAACAATCCGTCGCTCCACTTCTTGTTATATTCGGCCCAGACGTTCAAGTTCATTGACTCGAACTGAGACATAATGGAACAATACAGAGCTTGAACATTACCATCTCGGCGAGTGCCGGATACGACCGCATCGCGCCATTGAGCTAGGGTGCCATAGACCACCGTAAGGTCCGTGCCTTTGTTCAATGTCTCAACAGTGACGAAGGGCATCCCTGCGGCGCACTCAAGAATCGACAATGTATCAAATTCTTCAGCAGCCAGCAAAATTGTGAACGAAACATGATAGAGCAGATTGGCTGCTAATCCCGCTTGAGCCTGCGGGTCTCTCATCGCTGCTAGGCAGGAGAGGTATCGTTCAATCGGATGTTGATCGTGAGCCTTGTCACTCGATGACGCAATCGAATACCCCAGAGCCTTATGCGAGACCGCTATCAAGCTCTTGAAGTCAATCGCAGGTTGGGTTATTAGTATTGCAACAGGTTTCATGGTATCAAATGCCGGGCTTACCGTATGACCGGTAAGCCCGGCATAATCAGAACTTCCGTCGCCCTATTATACCCAGCAGAATGCTAGGTTGCCCAGGGCTTAACGAGCACGCTTCTTCTTGCCATCAGCGGGCTTTTCCTTCTCCACTTCCGTGCTGGAAGGATTGAGGAACTTCGCAACCTCCAAATAAATGGTGGCTTCCTTGGGCATCTTGTTGAAGGGCGTCGAACACGGCAGGACCACGGGGACATGCCACGAGAACTTGCCTTTCTCCACCAGCTTCGATTTCATCGACATCGGCAAGGGACCATGCGGCTCCATGTTGGAGACATCGACACCGGCCGCAGCCTTACGTTCGATGTCGTTGGCACTCAGCGGGAGGAAGGCGGCAATTTTGCCGGCTTCGGGGCGAGTGGACTTCGTTCCACAGAAGAACTCCAGGAGGCGGCCGGTCTTGCGCTCGATCACGAGGAAAGACACACCGTACATACAACCCGAATCCGAACCACTCGACCGCGCCGCGATGTCCTTGAAGACATCCGACTGGGGGTCGTAGCAAGTGATGATGGCTTCCTTGTCGGACAGGTCGATGGCTTTCGGACGCCGTGCCAAAGGCAGGATGTCCACGGTCTCACCGAGACCGATGATCTGTTCGTCGCTTTCCGGGACACCGAACTCGCCGGGGCCGATCAGTTTCTTATTCACTGCGGTGCCCTTCGTGTACAGTTGCAGGCGGCCCAGGAAGGCGGTGCCCTTGCTGAGATCAGCAAAGTCCTCTTCCGACCCCACCTGCGTGGAAAGTTGGCTCAGATCGAGATTGACAGGAACAAGAGATTGAGACATGAGATACAAGACTCCAAACAGGAAACAGAAACAGGAAACAACTCTACGGGTTGAACTCTTCGATGTCAGCACGGTATTGATCGCGCTGAATCTTTTGCTCAGAAGTACGACGCTCTACGGCCGCCTTCTGCTTTTCTTGGCTTTCGGGGTCCAAGCTGGAGGCCCACTCAAGTGCTCGAATCCAGCCTTCCAGAGGCGTGGTAATTTCTTTATTGAGGGCAGCCTTAACGGCAAATTTTCGACTTTTGATTTCGTTGAGAATGACCCTTAGCGGTTTCAAAAACGGCTGCGGGATATACTCGGTGGCAAAATTCTGAATCAGTTTTCCGCTGCGAGCCGCCTCCATGACTTGCCTAATCACGACCTCTGTCAACGCTTGGAATTCTTCAACTGGCGTGATTGATGCTAAGAGTGTGTATGGTTCTCTGGCATACGGTGGAATCTTCGCAAGCATGTATGCATTACGAAGAGGAATCTCATCTCGGTCAACTCGACGTTGGGTTTTATCATCGAGTTCCAAAAGAGACAATTGTTGTTTTATCCAGGTGGGCGTCTTACTCACCATCTTCGACAACGTGGACATCGTAATCCCACGGATACACGATTTAATTCGGAGAAGTTGTTTGGCGAATTCAACGGCTGTGGTTTCCCGACGTATCGAATTGGCTTGGATTTGTGCGGCTAGAACTTGCTCGTCCGTCATCTCCACTATGATGGCGGGTATCATTGGGATTCGGAGTTCCTGATAAGCTGTGAAACGGTACATCCCGTCCACGACTTCGTATAATCCTGGCCATCGAACGCTAACTCTGACGCAGATCGAATTCAGCAATCCATCGTTCTTGCCGTCATTGCAGCTGGCATCCCGAAGCTGCATGTACTCCAGGGACGTAACTTGAACCGGCCGCAAGAGAATCCAAGGTCGTCTAATTGCTGCAACCGGTATGTCTGCTACTTTCCTCACACTACCTAATTTAGGCAAAACCGGGGTACGTTGATAAAATTCCGCACCGTCCAGTTAGCAAGGTAGGTCCAGGTAGCTACTTTTCCATTTTAGGCCGCCTACTCTTCTCGCTATTAGGCGACTGCTTTCTTCTTCTATATGATATTCCAAGCAACTTCCTACCTACCTACCTCTATAACTTAAAATAGGGAACCCCAACTTGGCAAAGGACTTACGACGAAATCTGGCCGCACAGAACCGAGAAATCTGGACAACTCGGCCACGGAATTTTATCAAGCAACCGGCATTTTGCCTAAATTAGGTATTGTCGGAATAACCCTCGGAGTCATCAATGGCAACCGCAATCAGTTCGGTCATCAGCTTCTTAAAGGCTAAAGTCGCCAAAGGGGCGCACAACGGCCCAGACCTTCTGGAGCGTTTCCTGAAGTACGGGTGTGACATGGAAGTTCAGGTAAACGTCATGGCAGGCGAGGGGGAGCCAGTTCCCGGTAAGCGATCCACGTACACCGACGGTGTGAACAACTGGTTCAGCTATCGTATCCCTCGAAACGCTGACACCAACCCGGAGTTCAAGGATTACAAGATTGAATTTCCTCTGGACCTTCATTGCGAAGGCATCGGTTCAACAGGTTGGGATTGGGTCGCTAAACGATCTCGTTGGGTCGGCTTCGACTTCGACAGCATTGTGGGCCATGCGACTGGCGTGGGTGTCACCAAAGAAGAACTCGATAAGGTTCGTGATGCCGCGCGTAATCTGGGTTATGTCGAAGCTAGACGTTCCACCGGAGGCGCTGGTCTGCATCTTTATGTGATGTTCGAGGATGATCCTGCCTTTGACACGAAAAACCATACCGAGCACGCCGCTCTAGGACGATACATTTTGGGCCTGATGAGTCGTGACGCTGGATACAATTTCCAGAATCAACTGGATGTATGCGGTGGCAATCTATGGATTTGGCACCGCAAGTCCAGCAAGGTTAATGATGGGCTGAAACTGTTAAAGCCGGCAACTGGTCTTTTCCCTTCAGATAAGATGGACCAAAGCTGGAAGGATCATATCGCCGTCATTCAAGGTAAGCAAGCTAGAGTCCGAATGCCGGATACCTTGGTCTCTGAACAAGATCAAGACCCATTCGAGCAACTAACGTCGGCCCACCGCCGGGTGAAGCTAGACGAAAAGCACAATCTGATTTTGGACGAAATCCGGCGAATGGGTATTATCTGCAATTGGTGCCCGGATCATTACCTTCTTCAAACGCACACGCACGCTTTCGCCCGGCTGATGGGACGAAAAGAAGAGCTTAATCTGGAAGGGGTTTTTCAGACTAGCAGCCAGGGTAAGGATTTGAAGACGGCCAATTGTTTTGCTTTTCCTCTGGACTTCGGCGGTTGGAAGATTTTCCGATTTGGTCCCGGCACTGGTGAATCACCGACTTGGGAGCAAGACGGTAAAGGATGGACCACTTGCGGGTTCAACGTGCGACCGTCTTTCAAGTCAGCCGCACGCGCCCTGGGCGGCAAGCAACTTAAAAGGGGCGGATACGAATTCGAGAGCATTGAAAAGGCCATCGAAGTTGCGGGATACCTGAACCCCGATGTCAAAGTCAATGTCGAAGATACCCTTCAAGGTAGAAAAGCCATACTGACTAAGACTAAAGAAGGGAACATCTCGCTGGAGATTCCCAAAGGCAAAACCGATCCCGAGTCCATCGGGGAATGGAACTCATCGGATAAGAAGGGTGCTTGGACACAGGTGCTTAATATCGTTGCTGACAGCGATGAAGTTGACATCACTGACTACGACGAATTGATTCGCTGCTTGGAAACCACGGCGGGCGATGCGGCTGGATGGTCCGTGAAGAAGCGATCAGACAATCAATGGACTCGCAAAAATAGCGCGAGCGTAAAGAACATCTTGCAAGAGATGGGACATCAAAAGCCCGAAGCGGAACAGATCATGGGTCGTTATGAATTACGACCTTGGAGAATGGTGATGATCCCATTCACCGGTGAGTATCCTGGCAACCGTCTGTGGAATGCCGGCGCACCCCAATTGAAATACGAGCCTGCGCCCAGGTTATCCGTGGGCGCAGACGGAGAAGGGGAGAACAGCCTGCATCCATTCTGGGATTTGATTATGGATCACTGCGGGCAGGATTTGACACCCTATCTAAAAGAGTTAGAATGGGCGAAGATAAGCGGTATCCGAACTGGCGGAGATTATCTTAAAGCAATCTGCTCTTCCATCATTCGGCTCCCTTACGAGCCGACACCCTACTTATTCTTCTTCGGGCCGGAGAATTCGGGGAAGTCAATCTTCCACGAAGCGTTCACTGAACTCGTAACAACGGGTGTTGTGATGGCAGACCGTGCCCTTACCAACCAGTCAGATTTTAATGGAGAACTAGAAGGTGCCATTATCTGTGTAGTCGAAGAAAAGGACATCAGTAAGACACCTGGAGCACTGAATAAAATCAAGGCGGCTGTTACCAACCGTCGGCTGTCGATTCGCAAAATGCGAACCAACTCCTACATGGTGGACAACATGACCCACTGGGTTCAGAATGCCAACTCACCAGACAACTGTCCAATCTTCGAGGGTGACACTCGCATCACAATGATGTACGTGCCCCGACCAAAAACCGACATCCCAAAGACAGTTCTAATTGACAAACTGAAGGAAGAAGCTCCGCAGTTTATGCGCACGCTAATGGACTTCCAACTTCCTCCGTCCACCGGACGACTACGCATTCCGATTGTTTCCACACAGCACAAACAGAGGGCCGAACAATTGAATCGTTCTCCACTCGATCAGTTTATTACTGAGAACTTGTTTGAGTGCCCAGGGGAACTTGTATCTTATGCGGACTTTTATGCAAAGTTCCTTGAGTGGTTGCCTAGCGAAGAGAAGGGCAACTGGAGTCGCTATAAAGTCACCAAGCATCTTCCTATGAAGTTTGCTTCCGGTGCAGGCAATGGCAACAAGACTTATCTCGTAAACTGCTCCTGGGAAGATCGAGCAGTTGCTTCGGACCCAACGCCGTATTACGTGGCGGGCGGTCGCATCAAAAGGGTGGAGAAATGAAGATCATCGGCCTCGGGCACTATTCCCGGACAGGCAAAGACACTCTTGCCAATTACCTAGTGACGGACTTACGAGCACACGGCATCATTGCCAAGAAGATTCCGTTTGCATGGAAGCTGAAGGACACCTGTCATCAGCTTTACGGTTGGTCAGGTCTGAAGTGTGCTGAGTTCTATGACACAAAAGACGGTGAACCGTTCAGGGATGTAAAGCTCCCCGGTTTGAACATGACACCGGTCGAAGTCTGGATTGCAATGGGCACCCCGGCTGTTCGCAACAATGTGTATATGAACACATGGATAGACTTCGTTCTAAAGTCAGACCATCAAGCTGATGTCATCATCATTCCTGATGTTCGGTTCCCCAACGAAGTTGAAGCAATTCGGGATGCTGGTGGTTGGCTGGGTAAGATCGTTAGACCCGGTTATGGTCCTCGCAACACGGTCGCTGACCGCGCTCTAGTCGGGTTTACCGGCTGGGATGCTGTGATTGGTCAGTCTGGTTTAATGGGTGAACTGGAGCAGTGGGCACTAAGCCTATCGGAAGCCATCTCTCTTAATCAACTGTATCGCACCCAATCTCATGCGTCAAAGATGGCCGCTTTAGCCGTGGAGAAGATCAATGGATAGCGCTGGTGCTACCCGAGCCTTCGTGCTCGGAGCCGTCTATGATTTTATGGACCATTGCTGCAAACGGGAGAACCCGCTAGTGATCGGCCAGGGGTATGCCCGTGATCGGCTCGTTGCCGAATTTGAGTTATGGGTGAAGCAAAAAGGTCTTCCAATTGAAGGTATCAACCCCGATATGTTCAGACGCGCCTGCCAAACTGGAGCACTCAAGTAATGCCGAAGATTCGATCCTCAATGCCACATTTGAACGGCAATATCATGGCTGCTGTGGATTTCGAGACCACCGGCGTCAAGGCTGGTTGGCATGAGCCAATCCAGGTTGCTGTCGTACTCTTAAACTCTGACCTGCGGCCGATGGAAGACATCCGACCGTTCAACACAAACATTAAGCCGGAATTCCCCGAACGTCAAGACCCGGAAGCATCTCGCATTCACGGTCTCGACATGGACAACCTTCTTCTGTACGGCCTCGATAGGGGTCGGGTACAAGATTTGTTCATCGAATGGTGGGAGTCCATTGGGCTACCATTCGAGAGGAAGCTGGTGCCTCTGGCGCACAATTGGCCTTTCGAGCACAGCTTCCTACGCGCCTGGTTCGGACATGATCTGACCAACCGATTATGGCACGGGCACGCCCGTGATGCGATGGAGTATGCCGTGAGTTTGAACGACAAGGCGTTCATGCGGGGCGCTAAGGTTCCCTTTTCTCAAGTTGGCCTAGGAGACTTGTGCAAGCACTTCGGCGTCATCAATCCGAAGGCTCACGACGCCCTTCACGACTGCCTCGCTGAGGCTGAAGTTTATCGTAATCTTCTCAACGTGGATGTTCTATGAGTGCCTTCAAACGAAGTGACTGGAATGAGATCATCCAGCAAGTAAATGACATCCGGGCGAATCCTCCCAGTGGGTGCGATCCCCTGGACCCTATTGACGAAGTGGGGCCAAATCATATCTGGACATTCGGTGACATCCAAGAAGTGCAAGATGCCCTCATTGAAACTTGCAATACCATTACATTCAGTGAGACACCAGAACTTTGGAAACAATCCATCATCGACGAGATCAATGATGCGATGAGTCAGGTGTGGTGTGATTGCGTTTGCAGCGAACCACCAATTCCATCGGAAGACGGATTTGAGTTCATTTTCTTCTCGATACCAAGCGGCCCATTAGTCGAGCCACCGGAACAAGTTCTTTTGTCTTCGTTGATTAACGGTATAGTTCTTGGCGCACCTGACATTCCTGGTCGAACATGGGCCTTCTTTGAAAGACTAAATCTGGATGGAAGCATCTTTGATAGTGATGATCTTGTCATTCAACCATTACCCTGTGATGGAGTCGTCAATTACGCCGGAGCTTTCATGGTGATTACCAGCACCATTGGTGAAGACATCAGCGCTGAATACATCCTTCGATTAAATAATCCATAGTTGGAGACCCAATGAGTTGTTGTGATGGTGACATGCCAGCTATACCTGTGATAACCCAAGAACAGACCGATGAAAATCTGGCACGTATCTCTTCCTCAGTAGTTGCACCTAGCGACCCAACCAAACCATTGGCGTCCAGCCTTCGCAATGCGCTGCCTCTAGTGGGCGGCCGGGTTTACGGTCGGCCGAAGATTCACGACGACGGCTCGATAGAGTTCGTGCCTGTCCTGGACGCGGCACCCCCGGTCGCGGCCGAGGGGTATTCTGCGGACCCGGACAATCCCTGGCTATTCCGACCAGCCTGGAATGAGTGCCAGAGGCGTCTGGCAGGCTTCAGGAAGGCCGCAGACGGCAGCCTAGGTCTGAAGATGCTTTGCCACAACCCGGCTGTAACAGCCCATTTCATGCGTTACGTGACCCCTGTGGATTGCTCGGCCTGCCCGCTCCGAGTAGGTCCACGAAAAAACCCCTCGTGACACAAGGCCACAAGGGGTTGAAAAGGCCCGAGGGAGTGGGCCTATGTTAGAATGTCGTCGATCAAGCCGAACTCTTTAGCTTCCTGCGCCGTGAGGATCATATCCGTGGCGCACTTCTTCTTCCAGAAGCTCGGTGGTCGCCCAGAGCGTTCCGCGTAAATTCGGTACATCGCTTGCTGGGATTTCTTCGTGAACTCGGCCCAGTTGTGAAACGATTGAAACGTATCCTCAACTTTCCACGATCCGTCATGCACCATGATGGTTGCATTTGGGTAGGCCATTCTCACGTCAGCCGCCTGTAGGATCACCGATCCCATTGACATCGCACAGCCCAGAACATACGCTGTGATCTCGCACGGGCAATGCTTCATCACGTCATATATGGCCATGCCGTTAAACGTACAACCGCCAAAGCTGTTGATGTAAACGGTGATAGGCTTTTCTTTGTCTGCCGACTGCATGAGATGGAACGCCTTAATGACGTTCCGGCTTGTCTCGTCGTCGATACCATCCGAACCGTCACCAATGTAAACAGTCCTGGTCTCGATATGCAGATGGTTGTCAAAGAACCTGTCGATACTCTCCTTCGCCACTCTTGCCATTTGTTAATCCTGTAAGAAGGCCGTTCCTGCACCCCACTTACCGCCCTCATCGTCGAACTTGAAGTCGAAGGGTTGGACGTTATTGGTGTCGCTGAATTTCGCCGTGGTCTTAATAAGCAACTCATTTGCCAAGATACCCTGGAACACAGTCGCCAAAATGGATTCGGCATTGTTGTCAGCAGAGTCGATGATCTTGGTATTACGAATGTCAATGACGAAGGGCGCTGCCTGCGAACCCGGCAAGGGAATACCCGGCAGCGGGTCGATATAGTTTAGCAGAAGATTGGGTTGAGGATTGGGCGTATTGTCAACCTGGGCAAACACATTGCCAGGGATGATTGTTTGGGCTACAAAACCCGTGTCAGACGGTGTGCGGTCGCCACGGTCGCTCTGTGGTCCGAATACCACATTAGGGCCACCAACGAACACCACCCCGTTAATACCAATGGTTTCAGTGAAACCAATAGGTAAAGTACCCGTTGCACCGGCACCAATTCCTCCGCCACCCGCTGTTCCGGCAGCAATCTCGTCTGGAGGCGGCCATGTATCCGTTACCGGGAGTGAGGCAGGCCAGAAGAATTTGTAGAATACATTGGTGCCAACTTTCACAGGAACCAAACACTCAAAGTTGATGGCGTTATCTTCCGAATTGTAGCTGGCATTCTCCACAACGGCCTTAACAGGAGCGCTGGCAATGTAACCAGGGAGATCAAGTGTCACGGTGTCAAAGGTCTCCAAAGCCAGGAGCTTTAACATACCATTGAACTTTATCTTCTTCCAGGTGTACGACTTCCTAATCAGCCAGAACGTAGCACACTTGTAGATGATGTCTGGCTGATTGTAGATATACCACTCGAACTCTTCTTCCTTTGTGCCGTACTTCGGGACATTGTTCCGAAGAATGATCTTATTGGGTTCCTCAGCCGCATAGCTAAGCCACCATGTCACGACCATCTTGGTCACAAGGTCTTCAGTCTCGGTGAAGCCAACATCCACCGACTCAATCTCAATATCTGTCACCTGAATCGTTTTATCTGATGCAGGTTCATCCGGCAGGTATTTCAGGTAGAAGAATCCGTTACTTAGCCAAACGGCACAGCGAGCTTGGAACGCAATTTCCCGGATCAACTCCAGCGTGTTCTTTCTATCCAACACTGGGAAGTTGCTTGGGAACTGATTTAGCTTTGCTTTGACGATATTGAAAGTTGTCGTGTCAAAATCCAGATCGGTCCAGTTCTCGATGATGTATTCTAGGATGTCAACCGTGTTTGGTCCAATCGTTGATTGGAATGTCACGAATAGATCGTCTTCCCAGCCCTGATCCTCAATGCTCGATAACGGCTTAGTAGTCACGACTTGTACTGCCGTGATGGTGCCGTAGTTTTGCACTTGGGTAAACCACAGCGAGTTCGGGACATTCACCAGCTTACGGACGCCACTCAGGGTCTTGAAAGCCTTAACGGCTAAGACGGTCCCCGGCGTGATCGACACGATATACGTGATTGGCTCGTCGCTATCAACCACAACTCGGCTACCAGCATCCGCCCAGAAATGCTGGGCTACCTGGGGTGTGGACGGGCGGGACACCTGCGAGATATTGCAAATGATGAACCCGTGCCGCCGAACTGTGTTACCGAACAAGTCACCGGTGCCCGGTGGCACTTCAGCTTGGAAGTCGAAGAACTGTGCTGGTGTGGCGGTCTCACATTGATCGGCACCAATCCCGCTAAAGAGTTCCGCAGCTTTATCATCGTTGTCTGGATGCTCTCGGTTCGTAATCGTGAACTCGTCACCATCCATGTGACCAGTGAATAACCCTCCGTTGATGTTCAAGCGGATGGTTGTATCTTGACGAAAATCTTCGCCGCCCAAGATTCGGACTGGGTTGCAGCCTAGTCCATTATTATTGGCGGCAGTGATCTTTGAGGCTCGTTGAATCTGCGCGCAAGATCGTTGTCCAGTTCGAGAATTGGCGGCCGAACTAATTTGTGCTTGCAAACTATTGATCTGATCGAGAAGCTCATCGGCCTTCTGGTTTCCTTCAGGAGTTCCCAGACCACTCCATGCAAAGTGGCACGCATCGAGAAAGCTGATGTTCTCCGACATCATCGCCAAGCTCATACCCAGCCCGCAGTCATCACCGCCCAGCGGAACTTGATTATGCAAATCTTCGCCACTTATAATACCGACACCACAGAGCGTGCTGCCGGACACCGCCTTGTTCACTTGCAAAGCCGGGCAATCCAGAACCTTCCCGAAGATCACTGGCCAAGGTTTACCTACTAGGTCTTTCGGCAGGAACGGGAACTGACCTTCTTCGGCCGAGAACCCGAACTCTTTGTCTTCGAGTTGGGAGATGACGGAAAACGAAATAGACCGATTGGTTTCAGACCAAGACACGGGGCTGCTGAGCTTTCCGGCGAACAAGAGGAATTTGTCGCTAAGTGCCAGCCCGTCGAACCACTGATAAACACGAACATCTCTCTGGTGGATGTCATGGGAGTCCATGATTGCCTTGATTGATCCATCGGTGTCATCGAGAGTCACGCTCAGTTCTTGTGAGGAATTGGAATTCAAAACGTCAATCACGTTGTCTAGGTCGCCCACTTCCGTGATCTTGCCTTTGACACTCGTGCCAATGTCTCGATCAGCGTAGGAAATCGTAGCGTTTAGCGCCCAATCCACTTCGATGATGATGATAGGCTCAGTGCCTTTGTTCTGCGCGAGCTTAGCCAAGCCTCCTGCCGAAATGTTTCTCATTGCTCGATGCCCTCAAATTCAAGTGTGACGCTCTGCAAATCGTTACGCAGACCATCGACTCCGACCGGTCCCCCGCCAGAGGGTGTGTCGAACTCAAAAGGATTATTCATAAAGTTCCCGATCCAGATGCGACCGTTGTGGTCTTCAACCCGAATCTTGGAAGCGAAGTAGGAAAAGAGGAAGGCTCGCAGCGCCAGAGCGGCGGGTCGAGCCATCACAAGGGTCCAGGTCATCTTTCGGCGACCGCCCTTACGTTTGATGTAAGTGTACAGCGTCCCATCAACCGCCCGCTTCGACGACACCGAGGCCGTTAGACCTTCGGTGTCGCTAAAGTCGGGATTGACTGTAATTAGATTCGTCTGCACAGCCGGGTAGGGTGCCGAGAATTGCATTAGACTTTGGTTCCTTCAAACTCGAAGCTGGCCGTCATTTGGCAGCCGGGTCCGTCTTGAACAATGGGATCAGACGGATTGGTAATGACACCGACCCAAACACGATCCTCCCAGTCAATAAGTCGAATCTCCTGGCCAAGATAAGTGTCCATGAAGGTCAACAAACCTTGAGCCTGTGTATTCGACAAACCGCTAAATGACACCAGGAGCGTTTGCACCTTTGGCCAAATTGGGTCGGCAAAGACAATGAGCGTACCACCGCGAGTTTCGCGGTTGATCCTCGTCATAGCCAACCGATCTTGGTTCCCTAAGTTGGGAGTCCGCAAGAGCAACTCATCTGTCACCATACCTGTGGACGGGTACTGAAGGCGGAAGCCGGCAGTCACGCCCGCTGCCGTATAAGTAGCCGGTGGAGGATTGGGAGCATTTGGGTCGCTCGTACCCCCCACGAAGGGCGAGTATGTGCATCGCGTGTTGTCCCTCTCCAGGACAAAAGCCACCGACTGTGTTAAAGCCAGATTACTCGTTGCGGCTTTGGTCCGAGTGATGATGAAGTCTGCTTCAACATCCAGTGAGTCCAATTCATTCTCAGCCAGCGCGTTGCTTAGTGTGGCCGAAGCCACACTGTTTAAGCTAATTGAGTTATTAGCCGATGCCGTCTTGTTTGTTAGTGCTGTGCTTGTCAGAGACAAAGCACTGGTAGCCGAGACCGAATCACCGTCTGCTCTAGCATTCGCTCCATTCGCAAATTGAGCGAATGAGATGATATTCGACGCCTGCTTGACGCCTATCAGCACATAGGACACACTATGGCTCAAGCCAGTCGTGACTTCGACCATCGTGAACGTGTCCAAATCGAACACGAACTCGGTCGTAATCAGTAGGCTAGTAGCTGAAGCATAATGCGGTCTCAGTACATTAAGTGTCTGCTGAACATCAAGAAGGTCCGTAATGGACAACATCTTGATATTGGTGGTGACTTCCTGCGTGAATTCGATAACGTGAGCTTCAAGTATTAACTTGATGCTAGTATTACGCGCTTCCTGCGTCAGTGTCAGCGGGCTGGCGGCATTTATGCCAGTGATTGAAGAAGATGCGGTATTGGTTAAGTTAATGACCGATGCCGCTCGACGAATCTGCTCCGCCGTCGCCGTGCTGTCGGCAGTGATCGTGGAGATGGCGTCACGGTATTTCTCTCGTGTCTCACCCAAATCAGTCAGAGAGATCGGACTTGTGGCGTAAACATGAAGATTGAAACCGGACCCGACACTCCCCAGGGATAACGGGCTACTGGCCGACACGATGTATGTCCGGCCAGCATAGCCAACGTCCAGGAGTGACAGAGGATTGTTAGCCGTGGCGGTCCAGATACCAGAACGGGCTGCATCCGTCAGCGTCAATGCGTTGCTGGCGAAAGCACTAATAGGCCCTTCTCCAACGGCCGAACTCGTTAGAGTTAATAGGCTGCTGGCGCTCTTGTGGAATGTCTTGGGGGCCGATGATGTGG